CAAACTGGGCTACGGGTGCGAACTGGGCAACAGGTGCGAACTGGGCGACGGGTGCGAACTGGGCAACAGGTGCGAACTGGGCGACGGGTGCAAACTGGGCGACGGGTGCAAACTGGGCGACGGGTGCGATGTTCCTAAATCGCTATTTATCAGCGCATCTCGTCATACAGTATCCTATTGGGGTGAGGATGTTATTCAAATAGGATGCAAACGCTACACCATTTCCGAGTGGCAGAAGCATTTCCGAAAAATTGGCGAGGCCGAAGGCTATAGTACCGAGCAGATGGAGGAATACAAAGGGTATATAGACCTGATCGCTACCATGCACAAGACGTGGAAGGTCGGTGCCGCAGATTAAGAAGCCCGCGCCGTGGCCGGGAGTTCCGGGTGGAAGAGTTAATAGAGAACTAAACTTATAAACCAAAAATAAAATAGTATGGAAAATTTACTGCAATGCAAAGGTAAGAAATTCAAAGCCAATATCCACAACATCCCAGTTGAAGGGCGTATTCAGGTAGAGAAAGGGAGTATTTATCTATGCCAAGATGTGAGTAATGGATCCAGTTGCGAAGACAAATTAGGCTTCAAATACAGTTGGCACATCGGGGATGGTAGCGAGGTGGCACTCACCAAAAACGACGTTTCAAATCTTTGTATCAGGCCTTCGACGAAAGAAGAGGCCGAATCTTTCAAGGATTGGCAGGTAGGGGATAAGCTTGTGAGCGGATCAAACATTTGGGAGGTGATTTTCCGTGCTGGAGAATTGGTCGTGTGCAAGATAGAGAACGGCAATGCGACTTTCAATTACACTTGCGACGAGCTTTACAGATTAGGTTTTCGTCTTGTTTATGAACCTGATCCTGAATCTGAGATTGTCGAAGTGACGATGGATGAAATCGCCAAGATGAAAGGCATTCCTCCACGTCAAAAAGGAATAGCATCACGAGGTGTGTAGCTCAAAGGTAGAGCGGTGCAGGGATGCGAAATAGAAGCACAGAGGTTGAAAGACCTCGCATTTCCGGGCGCAGGTTGCAGGTTCGAATCCTGCCGCACTTACAAGATAGCCACCGCATAGGTGAGGGGTTTGATTGCTGGCACTAACCCCGCTGCAAGGCAAAAGCGATCCGTTAGGCCGATAATAGCGTCATCGGCGGGCCGTGGGCAAGGCTCAAAGTGATAGCCCCGCAAAAGCAAATAGCCGAATGCGCGAAAGACTGGCATAGGCTTCGAGCTGCGATGATATGAGCGGCGAGAACCACCGGGATAAATCAAGCATTATTATGCCTGGTGTGGCTTGACCGCCTATCCAGGCTCTATGGCAGGCCTTGCGCACCGTTCTTTCAGCAGTGGGTTATTTCATTTTAGGCGCGAGGTCTGCATCTTGCCCGCGTGCGCTTTTCGGTGGCGCAGTTTTGAAATGGAGTTTAAAGTTACAGTGCGCGCGGCTTATTTGCAACACCTTAAAACAATTATACTATGGAGAAGAACACTTTGAGGAAGAGGAGATTTCTATGCTTCGACCTGACGCCCAGGTGGAAAATGTGGAAACGGATCGAAGACCTGGAGGCGCGGCTTGCTACATGCCTTTGCGAGCGCAATGAAGCGGATGGACGCCTTATCGAGCGGGAACACGAGGTATTGGCGCTCACTCAAGCACGTGATACCCTGTACAAGCGCATCGACGAACTGGAAGGCAGGCTCAGGAAATTCGACCGTATCCGAGGAAAAAGCGGCAAATACATCAAAGGCCATGAAACACGATCCTCAAAATAAAATTCTGGCCTATCTCAAGGCCGGCGGCAGGCTGACTGTTCGCAAGGCTGAGAGGCTGTATCACACAACGGAGCTGCGCCGGATCATCAGTCGGCTCCGGAAAATGGGATATTCCATTTGCTCGAACAAACAGAAGGCCGTTACGGAAGACGGACGGCCGACACAGTTTAACGAGTACTATATGCCACAGGTCGCGGATTCCTGCCAATAGTCCGCAAATCGCATTTTAAGTTTGGTATTTGCCATTGGCCAGCTGTGAAGCCCGCGGATGGTGTGCCGCCAAGATCGAAGCCCTGCGCGGCAGCGTGGGCGAGTGGAGATGTCGGCGGTTTTTATTGAGCTATGGTGTAATGGTTAACACACCGCCCTTTGGAGGCGGTACTCCCGGTTCGAATCCGGGTAGCTCAACGGGGTTCTAACCCTAATGTTGTGAGTTTGATCGGGCGCTTGGGCGTCTGTCACAACGGAAGCTGACAGAGGGTATATCCCTCGACAATCCGAGGCCGCGTGAATAAGAGTAGCAAGGCCGAGGCGGAAGCTCACGAAACGGGCAAAGAACGCAAACCGGCGGCGCGGAAGCTGTGTCGCCACCGCGGGGGATCGTCGTAAGCCCCCCCGCATTTTTTGGAATCAACAATCATCTATATATGCAGAGTTATATCAATGAGCTCAAAGAAAAGGGTCTCGTGCCTTTACGGCTCGATAGAAACACGGTAATCTTGGTTCCTCCGGAGAAAGCCAATGAGAAATACAAGGCGCGCTACCTCAAAAATGCCGAGAGGGCGCGGAGGATGGCAACGCATTTAGATTAGTTATGAGTTACGGATTACCTTATAAGGGTTCTAAGAATAGTATTGCGAAATGGGTTATTTCGAATCTTCCCGCGTCGCATACGTTCGTGGATTTGTTCGCCGGAGGATGTGCGGTAACTCACGCTGCCATATTGTCTGGTAAATTCGGGCGTTTCATTGCAAACGATATTACGGAATATCCCCAAGTCTTCCGTGATGCCATCGATGGGAAATACCGGAATGAATGTCGATGGATCAGTCGGGAGGATTTCTTCCGTCTCAAAGACATCGACCCCTACGTGCGGCTTTGCTGGAGCTTTGGGAATGGTATGCGGTCATATCTGTATGATCCGGAGGTTGAGCGGTTTAAGAAGCACCTGCACGCGGTATTTTTCGCGGGGACGCCCACGAGCGCGCGGTTGGCATGGAAAGGATTTGTCCGGGAATTTGCAAAAGTCCGTGATGAAATAGGAGAGCTGACGCAAAAGGTGCTGAAGTTGTGCGCAGCGTGCGACGTGGCACCTCAATACAATGCGGACGGCACATTGAATACAAAGGCGATACATACAGATGTTTTTCGGGTTAAACCAGCGTATTTGCGAAAATATTTACAGGACGCCCTGAAATTATCCGGTCTTACGCAAAAAGATGTCGACCGACACCTTGGGAATTATATGGGTAAGCATTATTTTAGCGAATCTCAATGGGCGTTGCCAACCTCAGAGCAATACGAGAAGTTGCAAGAAATTTTACCGGCGTTAACTATTCCGTGGGCGGCCTTAAACGAAAGTCTGCAAAGTCTGCAAAGTCTGGAAAGACTGGAAAGTCTGCAAAGTCTGGAAAGTCTGCAAAGTCTGGAAAGACTGGAAAGACTGAAAAGTCTGGAAAGACTGAAAAGTCTGCAAAGTCTGGAAAGACTGCAAAGTCTGGAAAGTCTGGAAAGACTGGAAAGACTGAAAAGTCTGGAAAGACTGAAAAGTCTGCAAAGTATGGAAAGACTGAAACTGTCCCGAAAGGATTACAGCGATGTTGCTATACCGCCGGGCGCGACGGTATACTGCGACCCGCCGTATGCTAACACGTCGGGGTATATCGACGATTTCGACCATGAACGATTTTATAGATGGCTGCGCAGCATGGAATTCCCGGTGTTCGTTTCGGAATATTCCATGCCGGACGACTTTATATGCTTTGCGAGTATTGACAAAGCATGCACCTATTCATCATCAAAAACGATAAAACGCGTAGAAAAGATGTTCGTACACGAGCGGTGGGCGGATGCTGTGAGGCGTCCGGATGATAATGTTCAGGGGCGGCTGTTCTAATCCTCCCTGCGTCGCAATAGTATTACCGCCATAGTAGTATTGTCGGCTGGCGTCCTATCTACGAATAACCCCTAAAAGTAAGAAATTATGGATGACATTACCCGCGTCTGCCGCAAATGCGGGCAGGAAAAGCCGTTGGAAGAGTTTGCGAAGAATAAGGAATGCGTATTAGGTCATAGCCATATTTGCAAACAATGCAAGGCGGAGCAGTCCCGTAAGTGGCACGCAGCCAATTTCGAAAAGGCGCGGGAAAATAACCGTAAGTGGCACGCAGCCAATTTCGAAAAGGCGCGGGAAAAGCACCGTAAGTGGCGCGCCGCTAATCTCGAAAAGTGCCGGGAGTATGACCGCAAGTATTACGCGGCCAATTCCGAAAAGTGCCGGGAGTATGACCGCAAGTATTACGCAGCCAATTCCGAAAAGTGTCGGGAGTATGCCAGAAAGTATTACGCAGCTAATTCCGAAAAGGCGCGGGAAAAGCACCGTAAGTGGCGCGCCGCTAATCTCGAAAAGTACCGGGCGAATGCCAGCAAGTATTACGCAGCTAATCTCGAAATGTACCGGGCGTATGACCGAAAGAAACGCGAGAATCTGACTGACGGGTATTTAATGGATAAACTAAAGCGCTGCAACCTCCCCGTAACCCCCGAAACAATCGACTACAAACGTATTCAACTAAAGTTATACCGAGAAATCAAAAAACAACAAAACGATGAAAGAGATTAAGAACATCCGGGAATTGACGGCCGATTTGGGCCGCGTGTATGCAGAGCTTCGGGCACGAGAGATCGAGATCAAAGAGGCATCGGAGATTGCTAACATTGCGGGTAAGATCATCAACGGCGCAAAGGCTGAAATGATGTACCGAATCGCCCGTAAGGAGAAGCCGTCGATACCTTTTTTCGATGCCGATGGCAAATAATTTTGCAGATTCGAAATGATTTTCTATCTTTGCTGTTGCGACAGAACTACTTTACGTAGTCATTAGAAATATACGAACGTCTTTTGGGCGTGTTCCCGTTGCACTTCTACGCTACGTAGTTGTGGTTCTGTCGCAAGAATTAGGGGGCACGCCCTCTTTTTATACCATACATTAACCTAACTTGTGTTCAACAAATGCGACAGAACAACACAAGTGGTACCCGGGTAAATAACACCCAGACCACACCGCGCGCGAAGAAAAGCCGCACCGCATTCTACCGTTGCCATCTGAAGGCCAACAAACCCCTATTTTCATCTGATAGGGTCGATTACACCAACGTTATCCGCGCCACGTGCGAGGAGCATGCTTTAGGCTGTTTCCTTGCTCAGTTCCGCGTGCTCTATCCCGCGTATGCTGTCGTTGTCGGCACCATACTCGTAAGCCGGGTATTCCCCTCCAAGTCCAACCGTTAAAACAGGCCGCTATGGCACATCTTATCACCTTGTTGGCGTTCATAGCGCCGATTGCCGTGGTATTCGGCTGGGTGCTATCCAATCAGCACCGTACAAGTGAGATTGGAAAATTGCTAACCTCAATATTCGAAAGCCATGAATGAGTTTACGGAAATCACGGTTAAATGCGTGTGGACGACGATAAAGGGGCGCATTTGGCGAGCCCAATACCGCCTGCGGTCAAAGGCTGTCCGGATACAATCCAAGGCCATCTACCGGGCATTGAAGAACGAGAACAAGCCCCGTATTTACCGGGTTGAAATACGATAGCCCATGAACACGCAATATTACACGACAACCACGTCCCCGGTGCTGACGTTCGAAGAGTATCATGATATTCCGAGCGAACATATAACTGGCCAGCGGTCGACATTCTCCCAGAGGGCCAGAACGCTGATGGAGGTAGACCTAAAGTTGATTTATCGGGCTATCCGCGAAGCCATTCAGAAGGATATGCGCGGTGATGAAGACGGCCGGGTCTATTCGGTTGCATACAAAATCTATGACATTCAGGCGAGGCATCACTATATGCCTGTTTATGAACGCCGATACGATGTCTTCGCCGGATGTTTCGAGGAGGTGCAAACCGGGTGTGAAGACAGCATCGAGGTTATTAATGTCACCGATATTGACGGCCGGATATGGCCCGGGCATATGGCCCGGTTGAAAAATTACGCAAAACGAAACAATTTATAACAATGAGGACAATCATTGAAGTTGCCATTGGCAACATTACCATCTTTAGCGCGAAGTACTCACGACGTCTTGCGGATAAAGAAATCCATAAGGTTGTGCGTGAAGGGTGCATAGGCATCGACCGGAGCAAAGCCGTGATAACCATTAAATACGAGTAGGCTTATGAAAGAGTTAATCGCTATCCAGTCGGAATTGAAAGCTCCCAAGGGGCAGTATAACAGTTTCGGGAAATACAAGTATCGGAGCTGCGAGGATATTCTCGAAGCAGTCAAACCGCTGCTCAAAGCGCATGAATGCGCGTTGAACCTTTGCGATGACATTGTCAATGTCGGCGATCGCTACTACGTGAAAGCCACGGCGCGCATCACCAACGCCTCCGGAGAATCGGCGACGGCCACCGCTTTTGCCCGTGAAGATTTCGACAAGAAAGGGATGGATGGGGCACAAATCACCGGTACAGCGTCGAGCTACGCTCGCAAATATGCCCTTAACGGGTTGTTTTGCATCGACGATACAAAAGATGCAGACACGGACGAGCGGCGAATCAAGAATACCAACCGGGCAGCTGCGCAAAGTGCAAAAACTGCACAATCCACTGAGACCCCGGCCAACGCTCCGGCACCTGCCCGCAAACGAATTACTATGGAACACCTGGATGACCCTATCACCTGCGATCAGCTGCTGAAATGGATGTACGGGTTCCTCACGACTGACAACTATGCCGCAGATTTTGACGCAGGGGCACGCCTGCTGAAATACCGCGACGCCGATGCCGAAGTCGTGGATCGCTTCTCGGCGCTCTTCGAATCATATCGTCAGGCACGCAAAAATGCAAAGTGATATGGAAGCACAGGTAATGTTGCTGCGGGAATCGACGCCCGCCGCCGAGCTGGCCGCGCGGGCTGTCTCCTCGGTCATGGAGGGTGAGGTAGACCCGATCACGGCTCACATCAATATCAGCCGTATGGAGGCCGCCATCAAGTTATTCAAGGAGAACACCGACGTGCGCGACATCACGCTGCGGGAGCTTGCCAAATACGGCAAGTCGCACCAGTTCGGCGACTGCCGGCTGGAGGAGGCCGAATCGGGCGTAAAATACGACTATTCTATGTGCGGCGACAGCAAACTGCGAGATATGTATGAAACGCTTGAAGCTTTAAAAGTGGACATCAAAGAGCGGGAGATGATGCTGCGCAGTATGCCTGCATCGGGCTTGGCGGATCCGGAGACGGGGGAAGTGTTGTTCCCGCCCGCCAGGTCGAGCAAGACTATTATCAAGACTACTTTTAAAAAACCACTGCAATGAATGTATCCAATTCCGATATGCGCAGGGTGATTCGGGCGATTGATATGCTTCGTCCGCTCCCTGAACAATCCACGCGCGAGTGGGATGCCATCCGCAGGTTAAAAATATTCGCCAAAAAACAACAACGAAAATATGGTAAACAAGGTCATCATCATCGGGAATGTAGGTTCTGATCCCGAAGTTCGTGTATTGGACGGGGGCGCCAAGGTTGCCAGCCTGAGTGTGGCGACGACCGACCGTTACACCGACAGGCAAACAAAAACCGTAAAGGAGATAACGGAGTGGCATCATGTGGTGGCGTGGCGCAATACCGCGGATATCGTGGATAAATACGTGAAGAAGGGGGCGCAGATTTACGTCGAAGGTCGGTTGCGAACCCGCGACTATACCGACCGAGATAGCATCAAACGATACATCACGGAGATCATGGCCGATACGGTCAGGATTTTGGGGCGCAGGGAATCCCAGGCTTCATGCACCTCTACTACCTCCCAAATGCAATCTGACCCCGACGATCTTCCCTTCTAAGCCATGGATACATCTGAACTTAAAGAGATCGAGGAAATGCAGCTCTTCATTGAAGCAGAACCGCCTACTGAGCCGCAGGCAATTTCACAGCGCATGTCAGAACTGAGTGTGCGTATGGCGCGTAGCGGCTATCTCCTGTCGAAGGCGAAATACGAACAGGAGTTGGCGATGCTGAAAGCCTCCCGGCTGAAAGACCTGATACCTCTGGCGCCGAGTATCCAAAAAGAAATACTTCGGGCGTCCTGTGCCGAGGAGAACAAGGTCGTTAACATGCTCGACAGGATCAACCGCACGTGTGTCCATCAAGTAGACATACTACGTACGCAACTGAGTTTCGAGAAGGAGCAGATGCGCCAAATAGGCTATAACGCATGACAGATTTAGAACGGGAATACGACCGTGTTTTCAGCCTTTTTATACGTCATCGAGACTGTCCGGGTGGGCGAGGTTTCTGCATCACCTGCGGGGCGCCCATAGCGCCTGAAACATGCGATTGCGGGCACTATATAGACCGAGCTCACAGGTCTACGAGATGGGACGAAAGGAATTGTCACGCCCAATGCAGGGTTTGCAACAGGCATTCTGCTGGTCGCATTGGAGTTTACCGCCAAGTACTGATCCGAAAATACGGACTTGCAGTCGTTGAAGAACTTGAACGCAGTAAGCACAGCGTATTCAAAATGTCGAGGTCGGAGATGTCCGATAAGATCAATTATTACAAACGATTAATTCGCAATGTGTAACACTTCAAATAACAGTTGGATTAAGATGTACCGCAGCTTCCTCGATTGGGAGTGGTATCCGGATACGAACTGCGTACGGCTGGCATTGCATTTCATTTTGAAGGCAAATTACCGGGCCAAGAAGTGGAAGGGTTTAATCATTGACCGCGGACAATTGGTAACCAGCAGAGGACAGCTGTCCGAAGAGACAGGACTTTCGGAGATGCAAATACGCACCGCAATAGACAAGCTGGATAATTGCGGGTTTATAACCAAGTCGGGAACACGCAAATATACTATCATAACTGTCTGTAATTATGACTTATACCAACAAGCACAGGATGGTTTTGATAATGGTTGTCAACCAACAGATAACCAACAAACAACCAGCAAACAACCAACAGATAACCAACAAATAACCACAACTAAAGAATATAAGAAAGAAAGAATAGAAGAATATACACACACACTGGTAGATACTAAAAAGGGGGTTGTAGGGGGAAAAGAGACGGAGGCCGTGGAACTCATAGAATGGATCGCCACGAACGCGCCATGTATTGCTTCGATGCCCGAGCCCATAACTGCAGCACAGGCCGTGTGGCTGTTGCAGGACTACAACGTGAAAGATATTCGCCGATTGATAGCTACCATGCAAAGCAAGCAGGCATACCTCAAACACACGAATGCCTATACGGCTTTTGTCAGTTACGCAAAACTCGACAAGGCGCTTAAAGATGACCAGCCGCCAAGTGTGCAATCTGGGAAAAAGTATTATACACGGGATGAAGCAATGGCCTACATTCGATTCCGTCGTTTGGGTGGCTCTCTTGAAGATAATTTCACTCTTGAGCGTGTGAATGGGCTGCATCTGTGGTGCTTGAAAGCCCCAGTCCCCTCAGTTAACCTTTAACGAACGATAAAATGAAAGTCATAGTCACCTTTTCGGGTGGTAAAGACAGCTGCATGAGTTATTACGGATTATGACTATGAAATTACGAGTATTCACAAGTTTTTCCGGCTATGACAGTCAGTTGATGGCTCTTCGGGACATCGGCGCGGACTACGAGTGCGTGGGTTGGTCGGAGATCGACAAGTGGGCGATCAAGGCCCATAATGCTGTATTCCCGGAGCTGGCCGGCCGAAATTACGGCGACATCACGAAAATCGATTGGAACGCCGTTCCGAACTTCGACCTGTTCACCTACTCGTTTCCGTGTACCGACATCAGCAGTGCCGGAAAGCAGAAGGGTTTCGAAGAAGATTCGGGCACCCGTTCATCCCTGTTATGGGAATGCCGTCGGCCGATCGCGGCCAAGCATCCTAAATTCCTGCTGATGGAGAATGTGAAAGCCCTCATATCGGAGAAATACCGTCCGCTGTTTCTCAAATGGGAATCGTGGCTTCGCTCGCTCGGTTATGTCAATTATACGGAAATACTCAACGCCAAAGATTACGGCGTCCCGCAGAACCGGGAACGTGTATTTATGCTCTCCATTCTTAACGGCTGCTGGTATGAATTCCCGCATCCGGTCAGGCTGGAAAAGCGGCTGAAAGACGTATTGGAATTGGAGGTAGACGAGAAGTATTATCTGAGCGAAACAATGCTGAAATTTCTGCAAAAGCAGACAGGCCGAAATGAACCGTTTAAGCCTGCAAAAATAGCCGATCTTAATGGTGTTGCCATGACGATAAATGCAAGAGTACACAAAATGAGCAAACAGGATAATTATGTGATGCAGATCGGCGTAACGAAGCAAACGGACTGGAACCAACAGCAATACCGGGTATACGATCCGACTGGCATCAGCCCGACGATAACGACGAAATCGGGCGGCGGACTTGAACCGAAAATCCTGATGCGGGGACGCGGCTTCAACAAAGGCGGCGAAGCGGATCTTCCCGGAACGATTACAGGCAGCGCGTGGGAACAAAACAATCTGCTGGACTATGCCGACTGCATCCGCCGCCTTACGCCCCGCGAGTGTTTGCGGCTGATGGATGTTTCGGATAGCGACATTAACAAGATACAAGCTGCGGGAATCAGCGATACACAGCAGTACAAGTTGGCCGGAAACAGTATCGTAAAAGCTCCGATGATGGGGATATTTAAAAACATGTTGAGATACGGATTATGCGAATAGGTTTGGTTGACATAGACGGTCACCACTTCCCGAACCTCGCGCTGATGAAACTGTCAACTTGGCATAAATCGCAGGGTGATTCGGTGGAGTTCGCCGACCCGATGTTCGGTCGCTACGACCGGGTTTATATGTCGAAGGTTTTCACTTTCACGCCCGATTGTCCGGACATCTACCATTGCGAGGTGATCCGGGGCGGGACGGGATTCCGGGACTATACGACGGTATTGCCCGGTGAGATCGAGCATATTTGCCCGGATTATTCGCTGTACGGAGTAAATGAAGCCTACGGATTCCTTACCCGCGGCTGTCCGAACCGCTGCCCGTGGTGCATTGTTCCGCACAAAGAAGGAGCCATCCGGCCCGCGTCTCCGCTACGGGAGTTTATCGGCGACAAGCGCCGGGCTGTATTGCTCGATAACAACGTGCTGGCATCGGACTTTGGGCTGGAACAGATCGAGGAAATAATCCGCATGGGCATCGCGGTTGATTTCAACCAAGGGCTGGATGCCCGGAGGGCGTGCGATGATCCCTACATCCTCGACCTGCTGGCGCGGGCGAAGTGGATTCAGCATATTCGGTTCGCCTGCGACCGGATGTCCCAACTGGAGGCGGTTACAAAGTGTGTCAAAGAGTTGGGACGCCGAGGTATCAAGCCATATCGCATTTTCGTCTACTGCCTGATACAAGATGTCGATGAATCATTGGAGCGGATCAACGCCCTGCGTAAATTGAAAGTTGCCCGTTTGCCCAGCCTTACCGGGATTTCGATAATAACATTGAGCCGACGAAGGAGCAAAAACGGCTGGCGCGTTGGTGTAACCATAAGGCTATTTTCAAGAGTGTTGAATTCAAAAACTACAAATTATGAAAGACCAAGTAACGAGCATCGAGCAGTCGAAGCGGCTGATCGATCTGGGAGTGCCCGCGGAGAAGGCGAGCATGGCATGGATTGCAACAGGGAGAAGTACCTACAATCTCAAGATATGGAAAACTGATGCTGAAACAAAAGCTATTCTACATCAAAAGTTTCCCGATGGATATATCCCCGCCTTTACTGTCGCCGACCAGCTGGGAAAGGTGCTTCCGAATGTGATTCAGGACGCCCACAACACTTACGAACTGACACTGAAAGCAGTGGTTGGCGGTGGATGGAGATTCTGTTACACCCCCGTACTTACCCCATTAGAAGCCGATAATATTGGGGATGAAATGGGCGATAACCTGATAGAACTTCTGTGCAACCGTATTGAGTGGATAGTGTCTAACGGCTATGAATTGAACCTGTGATGAAACTACCTATCGAAGTTCACAACAAGTTGATCCCGTTCAAGGGGTTTAACTGGGTAACATGGCTTTTGTGGTCTTTTACCCGGAAGCCGATGGCGTGGAGCATGGACGAGACTACGCGCCGCCATGAAGGAATCCACTGCGCCCAGCAGATCGAACTGGCCGTGCTGTCCGCGGCAATCCTCCTGCCCGTCGCCATCAGCTACTCGTTCGCGTGGTGGGGCTGGGTGCTTACGGTGGTCGGCATTCTCTTCGCCGGATGGATTTGCTACGGCATTTCGTGGCTGATCGAAGTGATTATCCCGCCTTATCCGGGCGCGTACTACTACACCTGCTTCGAGACCGAGGCGTACAACCATGAGGATGATCCGGACTACTTGAAGCGGCGCATACCCTTTGGGGGCTGGATTTCCTGCATCCCGAATCGAAAAGTTAAACACAAAAGATAACTAACCATGAAAAGCGAAAAAGCAAAACAATATTTGTTGAAAGTGGTAACACCGATAGCGATGATGTATCCCGATTGTCCGGGAGAATGCGATATTAAGCTAATAGAGGCAAAACGGGCTATCGAGCTTGCCGAGCAGGAGGCCGAGGAGCGGATGAGAGCAAAAGCGATTGAGGCGTATTGCCAAGATTGCGGTTGTAGGGTAGAAAATAAATGTGGAATAGAGTCGAATAGTTGTATAGCATTCCGAGCTTTCATCCAAAAACTGAACGAGAATGAAAACGATTGAGGAAAGAGCGCAAGAATACGCGCATCAATACCGACGAGATGCACATGACTTAAAAGGTGAACGAGCCGATGCGGCCTTTGCGGCATATTGTCAGGGTGCTGAAGATGAGCATAAAGAGTTGACGCGCTGGTACGACCCGAAAGAAATTGTTCCGAATCACAAATGGGCTGTGCTTGTAAAACTCACCCCAAGCATTTACGACGTCGCTTCTTATAGCACCGAAATGGAACGATGGATATTTGTAAATTATTCCCTTGACCGTGAGGAAATCCTCGGCTGGCGGGAGATTCAAGAATAAGACGGAGATATGACAAAAGCATCATTTGACACAATAGGTGGACTGCTGATTATCCTTATAGGGTATTCGTTAGCAAAACAAAATTACGAAGCGGGTGATTGGTTGTGGTTCGTAATTCATGTTATTTTAATTGTCGTGGGGATTTGGATGTTCTCCAACGGATATGATAATTTACCAAAAAAATAAGGCCATGACACCGAAAGAACTGTACGACTGGGCGGTCGAGAGCGACTGCGAAAATTACGACATAAAAATACGTGCGTTCATTGATGGCTGGGGTGATATTACCTCCGATATTGAGGAGCTTGGAATCGTCAAAAAAGAACGACCTGAAATTATTGTAATTGACATATGAAACGAGAACTTACACTGACCGACATTGCAGGGTACCTGCCGCATGGGTTAAAGGCGATCCAGTACAATATCAAGCATCCTGCTACTGTGTTTGAAATGCACTATCATCCAATTGAAGAGGATCAAAGGGTGGTATGTGGAATAAGCAATGTATTTGAATTAAGTGAAATTAGGCCCGTACTTCGGCCGATTCCCGATCTGTACGTGCAGATCACCGAGCGCGGTTATAACGACGGGAAGCCGTTCGTGCCGCTGGTGGAGTTTGCAAAAGTGAGATACCCTTATTTAACATCGCGTCGATTTATCACTGATACAAAGTATGTCGAATGCGCTGAAAACGATTCAAGCGGCTGGGGGAAGTGGAAAATGTATGAATTGGAACTGGAGAGCATGTCTGTTGATGAATTAGACCTCCTCCACCGCCTGCATTTAGACTATCGAGACCTAATCGGCGCCGGGCTGGCCGTCAGCGTTCACGATTTACCCACAAATCCCTATGAGAGATGAAAACACGCCTACTGAAACGACTGCGGCGGGAGGCTGACAAGAAGTTAGCTCCAATACGCATGATACATCCGATTCATTTTTCGGAATTTGTTGAATGGTGGAATTACCGGATGTATATGGCATACCGAGAGAACTTTATCCTCCGCCGCGTTGCGGAGCTAAAAGGAAAGAGAAAAATGAAGACCAACAGACTAATAAACGAATGTCATTGCTACAACTGCCGAAAATACGAAGAATGCCAAACCAAAGGCGTATTCGACGATGATCCGGGCTTCGACTTCTGCGTGAACTATGAGGATGTGAGCTATCCCGATGACGATAACGATGAAAACGATTGAGCCATGAAAAGCGAAAATGCAAAGGAATACATTACACATGCCACGTGTACGGCACAAGAGTATGCTGAAAGATTCGGAGGGCGCGAGTTGGTCGTGTCAAGATGGGATGTGCCTACCGCTATCGAACTCGCCGAGCAGGATGCCGAGGAGCGGATGCGTGAAAAAGCGATTGAGGCATTCAAGTCCTCTTGCGTATACAAGGATGGTTGTGGTGGTGCTGGTCGGGCTTGTGATCTTGCATTGTGTGAAGATTTGAGATTGTTTATTCAAAAACTGAATGAGGAATAAATGCACATTTGCAAACTAAGACAGGAGGCAATGAAATGAGAAGAGCCATAAATACGATCCCGGAAAACGAATATAACCAACTGTTGAGAGAAGCAGCATCCAGGATGAGAGCGAAGATTCAGAATCTCATAGATGATGAAGAGGCATTGCAAAGGAAATTTGATGATCAAGAGGATTACGCAACAGCCGAAAGGCACGACTTTAATAGTAGGGCTTTGCGAAAGGCGATAAACGCCATATACATTACGAGGGATGAAAAACTTTTTGATTGACGGCATTTGGCAGGGACCGCCGGATGGATTCGATGTAAAGGAATGGCTTAACGAAATTGTTTCCTATTCAGGTCTCGATGAATACCTTCAACCAACGGGAGTTATTCGGCGGTTCCAGAGAATAGAACGTGTGCGCCGTAATGGCCGAGGCCGGGGCAAGGCCATCAAGGTTGTTGCCGCAGAGATCTTCGAACATTTCAAAAAGAGGTAGAAATGATACGAGCAAGATTCTATATCAAATTCAAAGATTGCGGTAACGATTATCGGCCAGTTAAATGGCCGATCAAGTATCCGTATTGGTGTACGGGCGAAAGCGTCGACGCTTTCGTTATTGTCGCCTATGCCGAAAATGTCGAGCAAATAAAGGGGCTATGGCCGGAGGCTTATATGATCGAATGCGAGGAAGTGAATGAAATAACCTTCACTACAAGATTCCCAAAACCGAAGTGGTACAATTCGAGTTCGAATTGTTGAAATAGCGAGATTCTCGCAAAATCAAGATAAAATGCAGAAAAATGAGAACCTTACAGTATTCGAAGCCGTAGCAGCCGATGCCGTATCATACGCCGATGCCCTCCTTGAAGAGCTGGAGAAAACGGAGAAGAAATTATGAAAAAGCAATATAATGAAAGGCCTACAACCATAATAGTTTGGCTGGTCGTAATACTGGCAATAATAGTTATGATCGCCTTTACCGGAATCAAACCGGCAATGTAAAGGGCTCCCTGATCCGGAGCCCTTTATGTTTGTGGCGCTCTCAAGCCCCACCTTTGACACATCACTCCAAAGGTAGCAACTTATTTCGATAAAAGCAAATGGGGAGAAGGGCGGAAGGGCGGCCAACTATCGCCGACTATACGGTATGGACAAATGAACTGAGCCGGGAAGAACTGATGATAATTATACACGGCATATGCAATCATCGGATCAACCAAGCGAAGAGGAAGCTCCAGTTTTTGCGGGCGCAGCGCGGCAGGCGCCGAGCCACGCGGGGTAAATACAGGGAACCGAATCCGCCTATTTCGTGGCGGAGGTTTAAAACAAAGGAAAGAGATCATATTGACGGACGGCAGCTGGAGTTGCCATTTTAAATAATTAGGTGGATATGGAACAAGATATTTATGAAGAATTAAAGAGTATAAAGCAGTATCTATTGTTGGGAGCTAAAAGCGCCTTAAATATGGATGATGCAGCTTTACTTACCGGGTTGTCAAAATCTCGCTTATATTGTCTCGTCAGTAAAAAACAAGTTCCTCATTATAAAAAAGGCAAATCAACCTACTTTAACAAAAAAGAATTAGAAAACTGGATGCTTCAAATTAGAGTGTCTACGGATGAGGAAGTAAAGCAACAAGCCGCACAATATGTATATAATAAAAATTGAGTATATTTGTTGTGCGAGATTTGTGTAGCAAAGGGTCTGTTGGATACTTTTTGTTACTCGTTTGTTACCTGATTTCCTCAAATATAATCTAAGTGTTTGATTTACATTATATATAATATATTATCTACGACAACTTCGGCTCGTAAATCAATGCAGCAAACTCACGACAAATACTAATTAACAAATGACAAGTAAAGCCCCTGTTTTATGGGGCTTTGCTTATTTTTGACAATGTGATTTTTAGTGTATTCTCTATCGTCATATTGTTATTACTTGTCGTCAATTTGTTACTCGTTTGTTACTCTAAATTCAAATTATTACTATCTTCGCGGTAAACTCATTACCCATGACTACTGCAAAGATTAAAGAGCCAGTCAAATTAAGACGCAAACTATTAAAGAATGGGAATATTTCTTTATATCTTGACATTTACCAGTCTGGGCATCGTGTTTATGATTTTTTACATTTATATCTTATCCCAGAACACTCGAATGCTGATAGGATAAAAAATAAAGAGACGCTTAGCTTGGCGAATGCTATAAAATCTGAAAAAATCGTTGAAATGCAGAATCGCTCTCATGGTTTTTCTAATTCAAAGGCGCAGGTTAAGTTACGTTTTATTGATTATCTGCAATCCGAATCGGCACGATACCTGGAAAAGGGAGGGAGGATGTATGCTCAGAGCATCAAGAATTCAATAAATCATCTGGTGGCATACTCTGGCAACAAAATTACATTCAAACAGGTTGACAAGCAATATTTGCAGGGGTATATTGAATACCTTAACAAAGTCCGAGGGCGTGGAGGAAAGTTATTAACTGGCGCAACCAGGGCGCTGTATTTTCAAGTATTATCTACAGCTTTGAATAGGGCTGTCAAAGAGGGGGTTATCGAAAAAAATCCTGCTGATTCCATATCGGCAGAAGACCGTCCAGAAGCCGAAAATAAACCGCGCACGTTTCTTGTGATGGAGGAAATCAAAAAGTTGATTAACACGCCCTGCGAATATGATATGGTTAAAAGGGCATTCTTATTCAGTTGCTTTTGTGGGTTGCGCTTGTCGGACATTCAGAAATTAAGATGGGAAGATATTGAATGGATAGATGACGATAAAAGGCAAGTGCGCGTAATACAGCAAAAAACAGGCACGCCAATTTGGGTGCCCCTTTCTGCAAATGCCTTAAATCAGTTGCCTCAAACAGAATGTGAGACCGGGATTATATTTTCTCTCCCAATGGTATGGGTGATTGAGAAATATTTAGATAAATGGGCTAAAAAAGCGGGCATAAAAAAACATGTGACTTATCATGTGTCGCGTCACACTTTTGCAACATTGCTAATAACTTATAAGACAGATATATACACTGTATCTAAGTTGCTCGGTCATACTAATATCCAAACAACTCAGATATACGCAAAAATCATTGACGAAAAGAAGCGTGAAGCCGTTGATTTAATCCCGGAAATATAACTACATCGTATTCATCAACTCGCATACGACGGCAGCGAATATGGGTGCGCAGCATTCGCTCACTTCGAGCATCGCCATCCAGTATTGTGTGTCATCTTTTTCCATGTCCATTACATTTACAACAGGTGAATTGGTGCACATCTTCCCATAGCGCCTGGTTTATTTCGCCGGTAAGGTATGCTACCTCTTCCCCGGCCATCGGCAGGCCGAGGGTAAGGGCTATATCATCTACGAGGTGCCGCAGTTCGTGCTCAAAGCTGTTGAGAAATTCCCACGGCGAGGAGTGCATCCCTATTACGATGACACTTTGCCGATGCTCCTTGTTGGAGTAGGTGAATCCCGTATCCATTTCGCACTTCACCATATTCCCCTGTACGCGATGAAGAACCGTATCGGGGCATCCGATATCGGTAAGGGACTTGAGTATTTCGCCCGTATAGTAGCACGTCACGGCATAATATATGCGCAACGTCCAACCATACTTGTGAATACTCAAGTCCCGAATCTTCATTTTTCCTCCCTTTTTCCGTACTTGCGCCAGTTTCGCGCCAGCCTTCTGCGTTGTGCCCGGTTGAAGCGCTTGTTCTCGAATACGTCGTTCACCGCCCCGGCCAGTTCCTGGTACTTGTCGGCAGGCAGGTTACGGACGAGCGTTGCGATATTTTTCATCGATTTCGTCGTTGTCGTTTGTGAATTCGCTGATCTGGGGGTATTCTTCCATGGCTACATCATCTCTTCCCACAGGATGGGTGTTCCCGAGCCGATGGTATCGGCATAGTAACGTGTAAATGGCAAGCCGTCGTAGCCGTCCTCGTCATTGATATAGTCACGTATGAACATCGCCAGGTATTGTGGATTGGGTATCGACGACCCGAAATAGTCCGCCAATGCCATGTTGCAGACGTACACGCAATCATAGCCCTTGTCCTTTTTGAGTTCGATGCCGTACTGCTTGAGCAGCGCATCCACCTTATCCTTAGAATAGGGCTCGATCTTCTTGCCGTTCCTGTCCTTCATGCGGGAAACGGCGAATTCGCACATCTTCTTTGAAAAGTGCCAACCGTAATTTTCGAGATATTCCCGGAACCCTGCCGGGAAGTTTTCATGTGTATCTAACCTGTCCATATTTTTCGATTTAAAAATTGGAGAGGGCACTGCGGCCCCCTCCCTCCGGTTTACCGCCTGCGATACCGCGAATAGGGGCCTGTACCCCTTACGCCACGGCGTTCGCCGTAGGCGTCGTCATACTCATACCCGCCGCGGTCATACTCGCCACGTTCGCCGTAGCCGCCACCTTGTCCGTAGCTGCCACGCTCACCGTATCCGCCACGGCCTTCACGCCGGCCTTCTTCAAAGCCTTCTTCGTAGGCGCGTCGGAGCTCCCGCTCCATCTCCTCTTCGTGGCCGCCGAAGCCGCCACGGCCTTCACCTATGATTCTCCAACCCATAGTTACTTTGTTTTTGCAGGTGGTTCAGACTTGACAAGGCTCCTCAGTTCTTCCGCCGTCGGTATCTGGCTCAGCCGTTCGTTCATGTCAGCGAGCATCTTCCGCAACTCCCTGTTTTCGGCTTCGAGCTCCTTTGAACGCGCAGCTTCGGGGTCGAGCTGCATCAGGATCTCGTCGTAGACCTTCAGGTTGGCTTTGTGCCTGTCGAATGATTCCACGATGTCACGGCTTGCCTGCTGTGCCTCCATGATGGTCGGCTTCAACACTTCCCGTGTCGTCGCTACGGTAAGTCCGTCTTTTGAAACGATGTCCGCTTGCATAGGGACGCCCCAGGGCTCGTTGCCCTCTATCGAGATGTTGATGAATTGCGGCATCGGCGAGAATTGCCCGGGCTTTTGGGGCGGGAAATACGGTGCCGATACGTCTTTTACGTTGGCTGTATAAAACTTAGGCTGTTCCCTGTTGTCGAAAACGTAGACTAAGGAGCCTTTTCTCAAGTTCTGAAACATCTTGGTTAATGATTTGTGAAAGATAGGGGAGAAGGAGCCCTCCTCCCCGTCTTTCGGTTAATTGTTTTTTTAATTCAGACGGCACCGGTCATCAATTGCAAAGTATCGGTCTGCTTGTCATACCATATCTGGTATACCCCTGACCCCGGAATATCCGATACTGTAACATTTGCTCCGTTGTACGTCGTCAGATTCTTATTTTGCCCGTTGGTTTCAAACAGCACGGGAAGTGTTCCCGTTGTGCCGGCAGGGATTTCCTGTACCAACTCAACCAGCACGAGTCCCCGGTACCACGAATTTGCAAATGCGTGGTTGGGAAAGGAAAACACAACCCCTGTGGTCTCCACTGTCACGCCTGTAGTTTTTAGTACCGGTATGCCTCTGCGGTTAACATACTGAAATGGGAATACTGCCATATTTTTGTATTTTAAGTTATTATAACTAATTTTACATCGGGATAGGTTGGAGTCATGACCAACTGATAAGGGCTTGCCAAACGTCCTTCCCTCTTTTTCTCGTTTGGCACCACTAAATTGTTTGGCAATGACAAATCGGGAATTCATAGAGAGTGTTGCTCTCGAAGGAGAAGAATGGCGTATTATTGATGGTACGCTCGGCTATTTCGCGGTATCTGATTATGGTAGGGTTTCATCGCTATCCCATCGCGTGAGCGGAGGTAATAACAATAGTTGGACGACTAAACCTCGCATATTAACTCCTCGCCCAAATCGGGGAGGATATTTGAGAGTTAGACTTACATCCCTACACGGAGTAGATAAGACTGAATTAGTCCATAGGCTTGTTGCTAAAGCGTTCATCCCCAATCCTAATAACTATGCATATGTAGACCATATAGATGGGAACCGGACGAACAATGTGGCACGTAATCTTCGTTGGTGTACTCGTTCAATGAACATGCTTAACCCTGTCACAAGAGAGTGTGCAGCAAAAGCACGAAGAATACCCAACAAGAAAAACAGAAAGCCAATTGTCCAGATTAAAAATGGAATATTGGTTGCAAAATATAAAACAGCATCCGAAGCCCATCAATTACACGGATTTCACATCGGAGGAATATATGAATGCATTCGAAAACCAACTCGCACATTGAAAGGATTTCATTGGCGCTGGCTTTCGGATTGGGAAGCCTCTTATCAGTAAGTCAAAGAACATTTCACCTATCGGCGAATAATAGCATTATCCCCAAAATCCGCCGCTCCCCCCAAAGCCAAACCCTGCACCATATCCGAGACCATATTGTGCGGCAATACACGTAGGCACACCGACAATAGGCGAATAGGGCACGGTAGCCGTTTCGGGCAGCTTGCACTTGATGCTATTCACGTCATTCTGCAAAGCCGCTACAGCGGCGTTCACGGGTGCTACAGCCTGTCCTACAACACCGGCCATGTAGGCGTTTTGGTGTTCGAGGTTGAGCTGCGTGGTCAGCGTGCTGTTCTTTTCGCGCAGGGCATCAATTTTATCCTGCAATGCAGCTGCCTGCATTTGATCCAGTTTGGAAATTATCGCTGTAGTCCCGCTTTGAGAAGTTTCGCGAATTGTGTTTTGTAAATCACAGGTCTGACGTTGTGTTTCATAGGCAACGCTACTGAATCCGCGCTCCATGCCCACATTGACGCCATTGATGGCCTGCTTCATATCGCAGCAGCACGCGGCGATCTGGTTGCCGATTTGGCATCCCATCGACTGTACAGCGTTGATGATCTGCTGGCTTGACATGCCGAGGGTGCCCTGGATGTTGCACAGCGTGTTCTGAATCTGCTGCGTAGAGCAGTTGAGCGACGATGCCAGCTGATTGATGGCTGCGCCGTTCCCTTGGATTGCGTTCATAAGAAGTTCCCGTCCGGCGTCACCGTTGAGCTGCGCAGGAAGGCCATTGGCGTTGTTACCGCCGAAGCCGTTGCCACCAAAGCCGCCCCAGCAGAAGAACAGCAGGATGATCCAGATCCACCAGCACCCGTCACCGCCCCATGCACCACGGTTGTTGTTACCGTTCATGAGTGCCGCTACGAGGTTGGGATCCATGCCCTTGTTGCCCATCATTGACGAGACGAGAGCCGCGATGTCAAGGCCGCCACCCGAGCCGCCTCCATCGAAAATATAAGTTTTATCCGAACCCATTTTTAATAATTATTGAATGATTGCCGCCCCTGTCAAGGCCGGGCGTTCACCTGTTGCAACATTGCAAAGGTGGCTGCGGGCGGCAGGCATATCAATTCATTGGGGCGCAGATGGGAGGCAACTTCTTCGCAATAAGTTCGCACTGTATTTCGAATATAGGGTGGCTGTATCGCTTGCGTTCATCGAACCCGGCGACCATCTTCTCTATGGCCCGGCGGGAGAAGCGCATCATCCGGGCGATGTCGGTGATGTACATGCCGTTTTTATGGCAGAAGTGCACGAGCATGTAACGTGCATCGACCACATCTTGAAATTTATCCTTCGAAAGGATTTGTTCTTTGGCTATTTCAGTTTCAAATGCAACACATTCGAGTATTTGTGCAAAAAGCTCCGATTTACGCATATGCTTTCCCGATTTTTTATTATAAATTTGTTATACCACTATACAAAAAGCCAACACACCGATTCAAGGAATAAGTCCTCAATGTGGTGCGTTGGCACAATCGTATAGTGGTATATGCGGGAAAGCGTTGGGGACTTTTTTATGCCCGTACCCCAAGGCCCGTTATTCGGTTACAACCGATGGGAAGTCATCCCAGTATATGTAAATCAGCTCTTCCATTGCGCGTAGTGTTTTCGTATTTCAAGGTATTCAGGGTTATCTTCATGGGCATATGCTTCCTGTTCGAAAGTTATCCTTCGGTACTTGAAGCCGTGAAATACCCAATCCAATAGGTAGACGATGTAGAAGGGCACATATAACAGTTCTCTCATCTGTGCGGTGTGTATCGCTTCGTGGTTTTTATTTTTATCCGACAACGGGCGGGCGGACTTGCGGGCAAATACGATCCCGAACAGATTGATAGCCTTGTATCCCTTGAAGGGGATGATGTCGTTATAAATTATCTTCATACCTGTCAGAATTGCCATAAAATAATACCTACTCCTACGCCGACCGTAGGCTGGAACCCTTGCGGTGTGTACGCCGCTCCGACCCCGGCCGTCAGGGCGAAGCGGCTGCGCCGGGTGACTACCTGCTGTCGGATAGTCGTGCGGTCGTATGTTTCTATCCAGTCGAGCGTCGGCCGAAGGTTGCCGATCCGGGGCCCGCTGACCTGTGCCCGGTAGGTGCTGTCCGAGTAGGGGCGCGTTTCCATCGCCACCTTCATCTGCACGCTGTCTGCCCCGACTTTCACAACGACGGTCTCCGTCACCGTGTCGGGCGGCGCGAAGAGCAACACCGGCACTGAGATGTCGGCGAAGCGGTACGTGCCGGGCAGCGGTTCCGGCCGCGGGTAGAACACCGTGTCGATGCGCGTAGTTTCTTCGACAACCACCGACGCGGCACCCCGGCGGTACCCCCAGCCGAAGAGCAACGCCCCGGCAGCAAGGGCGGCAAACAGGTAGAGGATCAGGCGTTTCATGCCGTCATGGGGATATATTTGCCCGCACGCATGGTCAACAGCTGCCGCCGCTGGCCACCCTGGCGGTTCTTGTAGCCTATATGCACCCAACGGGGCGTGCCGGCGGCATCCTCGTCCTCCGAGATCATCTGGTCGAAGGCGCGGCCCTTGAGCCACGTACGGCAAAAGCGCTTGAAGTCGGCCAGCCGGCCGTTGTCCGGCACCAGGTCGAACGCGAAGCCGACGCAATGCGCCGAGGTCGCAGAGCCCCCGACGGCTTTGTTGAGCGCGAAGCCGCGGTAACCGGACGAAACCCGGATTGCAGGCGTGCCCCACTGCTCATTGGCGCATTTCACCGCCCACGCCTCCCGCAGTGGGTCGAGCAGCTGCGCGACGGACATTTCGATATTGACGCGGTGTTCCGCCGTCGGGGTATTGTCCAGGCCCTTTGCACGGGCCGTGGCCGAGCGCGTGAGCTCCGCCATCGTAAAGTGTTTCATAGCTATGCGTGTCTGTCGTTTTCCCGACCCCCGGTGTCCGACAGGTCGGCATCTGCGTTTTTGAAATTGCATTCTTCCTTCCTGTCGATCGGCGGCTGGCGATCGGAACATCCGATGCGTTTACACTTCAAAATCTTCAACACGGCATTCTGGGTCGTCAGGCCATTGTTCTGATCCCGTAGATACCCAAGCTTCTTGTAAAGTTCGTCGACCTTTGTGTTCAGGGTTTCGGCTCGTGCCTCGGCCCGCTCATACAGTTCCCGCCATTGCGACGACGCCGTAGCCTCGTTTTCGAGCTGTTTAGCGCGCTTATTCTCCTTACGGTGCAGGAACGCCGTAATACCGCCGCCAGTCAAAATAGCGGCCGCGATACTCGACAGTAAAGACATCCAGTCCATGATGCACTATCCTTTCAGGAATTCGACGAGATAAAGGGACAGGATCGTAAGCCACACCACCCCGCCGCCAAGCACCGCCGCCACAAGGTCGCGCGGCTCGGGCTTCGCGTCGTGCCAGTATTCCTTCCACAGAGCGGCCAGGGTTACCACGGCAGCCGAGATGATGACCGTGGCCCACACCGGGGCACGGCTCAGCAGGGCCGCCATCAGGGCGGCGCAAGCCAGAAGGACGCCCGCCGTAAAATAGGCGTAGCGTTTGTAGGGGATTCTGCCGGCCAGCTCCAGCACGGGGCGAGCCAGGTAGTCGAGGAGTTTTTTCATCGTTCTATGTTTTGAGGGTTCATAACCGTTTCTTCGGCGGCCAGCTCTTCGGCACGCCGGGCCCTCAGCTCCGCAAGGGTCTTTTCATTCGCGTTGTACTCCGCGTTGGCCGCTTCGTACTCCTCATAATCCAGAGGATAGGTAGCCCGGAAGTCAAGGCCGGACTTACTGCATTTGGCCGCCCTATCGTCGGACTTGGCCATGACTGCCCGTAATTCGAGCTGCCGTGATTCGAGGGTGTCGATCTGTCGTTGTGTTTCCATGGTTCAGATAATTATAAGGCGCAGACCGGGCGGGACGAGAATTTATAACACTTGCTTGTATAGCCCACGGTGCCAGCGCCTCCACTGTAAATAAATATGCCTCCCAGCGCCTGCTCGCACGAAGTATGGACATGATAATTATAACCATAGCACATGGTAGCTTTCAAGCGTAAGAGGGTACGGTTTACGGGGTCTTTCTCCACGTCAGCGACGAAACGCACCCTGTCGTGCATCAGCAGGTAGACCTCTTCCGACGACGGCAGCCACCATGCACCCGCCTCCAGTCCCGTCGTCATCCCTTCCACGGTGATGCCGAAGTCGAGAGCGGCCGCAGCGGCTGGGTAGCGGTACTGTGTCTTACCATAAATGTCCTCGAAGGTAAGCCGTCCGATCAGGTTCGTGTTGATCTTGCCATCCTGCAACATCGTCCCGAACGCCGTAGGATATTGTACCATGTGCTCGGCGAACAGGTAGTCCTTGTAGGTGGGATACACGGCAACCAGATCGGGGTTGTCGACTTCGGTGAAAACGCTTTCCTGAATGATTATGTCGCTTCCCGGCTTCTGCCCCGTGGCTTTCTGGCCTCTCTCCGAATAATATTCCGCGAACTGGTCGAGGACACCACCCGCCGCAGTCCCTTTCGCACCATTCTTGCGGCGGATGTAATACTCCGCTTCACCCGTGTCCAGGATTAGGATACTTTGGTAATCCACATCCACGGCGCGGCGCGTCAACGTGCAGCCTGTTGCCGAAATCTTTTTGTGCCCCTCTATCGTAGACCATGCATCACATGTCATGACAACCGCGGAAAGCTCTTCGGAGGCCGAGGCCACCCAGGAGTATGTAGCTTTGAGTTCCGGTTTAGAATTTATAAGTGCGGCAATGTCTGCCAATGTCGAACCCGCAGGGTACGTAAACGAGAATTCGCGGATATAGATGTTCAGCGTGAATTCACCGCCCGCGGCGAGGTTGAAGCCCGACAATGCCACCTCATAGCTATATGCCCATCTAACTTCGGATGCCGCGTTGCGGAGCGACACGATCAGCACCCGCTCGCCCTGCCGGGCATAGACCACGGCCACCGGGACAAGCTGCGGCGGCAGCTGCTCTGCAACAAGCGTCGCACCCTTGACGAAGCGGATAGTTCCCGTGGTCTTGTCGAAGACCGCAAGGTCACCAACCCCGGCGGCCGGCTTGTCCACTACGACGTTCACGCCGTCGTAGATGAGCGCCCCGTCGTCCTCGATGTAGGATACCGCCGACTGTGTGTCCTTGCGATTCTTGTCGGCCGTGTAACCCGCCTTGTTGGCGTATTTGTTGACTTGTGACATGTTGTATGTAGTTTAAGCGTTCTTCCAGTCCGACACCACGCCGTTACCCACGGAGTGGTAGACCGCGTTGTTCTTCGTATCGACATAGAACTGCCCTGCGCGGTCGGGGGCTTTCGTCGGCGCACCCTCGCCCGTGACGACGAGGTTGTTGTCGCCCCACACGCCCAGTTTTTTCACCTGCAACTCCGGGATCAGCACTTTGCCCGAGAGCATTTCCATGAGCAGCCTTTCGAGGTGCGTCACGCGCGCTTCGAGCGTGCAGTCCGAGTGCGCGATAACCGAAATTTCGCTGAACGAAGCATCCGACCACGGCGTGAGCTTGTGCCTGGACAAGAAGTCGGCATCGGTGATCTCCGGCCCCGTGGTATAGTAGGTGTTGCCCAGCAGCGTGACGTCGACCTGCGTGAAGGGAGCGCCGCCCTTCACGTCGGGCATGTAGAGCGCTTTGGTTCCGTCGAGCGACAGCAGGCGGCAGCCGATGATCTCGACGGCCATATTTTTCGCCGCAGCATCGGTGCTTGCGTGGATGGTGGCCGCGCCCGTCGAAGTGCCTACGTGCGTGTCGCTGACGCACTCGCAGCCGTCTAACCGAATGGTCTGGTTGTCGGCAAGGCCCGCGCCGACGGGTGAATGGCACGTACTGAAGAGTTTGCAGTTCCGAATCGTCGTGAAATATCGCTCAGATGCGGCAAAGACCGAATCGATATGTATGCAGTAGCAGGCTTGGTGACCGCCGGCGCTGGCGTCCGTATAACTCTCGTCGTTCAGGCAGTTGACGGTCATGTTGGCGATGGTGCATTCGCCGCCCGCCTCGATGATCTTGGCGCGGTTCACGGAGTTGTTCTCATACGAGACGATGACGCCGTCGCGGCTCTCGCCGATAAGCGATATGCGGTTCGCCCCCTTGTTGATGATCGCATACGGGTAACCCATCGCCACATTCTTCGGGGCCTCGTGATCGTAAAGGCCGTTGCGGATAAACACCGTAACCGCGTTGTTCACGACATCGAAGGCGTCCCTTGCGAAGTCGCACGCCTGCGCGACCGAGAAGAAATGCCCCGTCCCGCCCTCGTCCACGGTGAAGGAGTCCGTGTCGAAGTTTTTCAGCGTGGCCCGGCTCTCGGCATCGCACCATGCGTCATAGTTATTGAGCGTGACGATCAAATCCTCGATGGTGACCTTCTGGCCGATATTGGTGGCTGCGGGTATGCTGGTGCCCACATTCAGCCCTCCCGCTACCGACGCCGCCTTGCCGCGGTAGTAGATTTCGTAGGTGCGGTCTGCCTTGAGGACGAACCAGCGGCCCCGCTGGTCGAGATTGTCCGAATAGGTAATGATCCGCAAAGAGCACTCTTTGTCCACGCGCAGCTTCATGCGCACGAAAATAAAGTCCGAAGCTGCGACCGGGATGCGGCTGGTCAGGGAGAAGTTCGACGTCACGCCTGACTGCGTAGGCGTAACGACCATGCTCCGATCCGTGATGTCCGAGCCCGTATTGTTATAATAGCTCTTCGTAAAGTCCTTGAGGATGTAGGCTACGTGGTCTTTGTAGCCTAATTCAGTATTCAATTCTTCCGAAGTCACATATCCGGAATCATTTTCCAGTTCGGACAGTTTCGTGGGAAGCTCCGTGCGGTCGGCCTTGCCCTGGATCATCTCCTGCAATGCCAGTGTCAACTTGTCCCAGGATACGGTGTTGTTGAGCAGGGAGGCGCGGATTTCGGAGCCTTCGACCGTAACCTGTATCTCGGAACCGATAGAGCCGACATATACTTTCACGAAGTCAGAAACCGGGATGGAGGATATGGAGCCGTCGGCATTTACGAACTCGATAGATTGGGTATCCTCGTTGTAATGCAGCCCCATCATCTCGATAGGCAGGTCGATGATGAACTTGGCACCGCCCTTTGTCGTGAAGGTCAGCTCGTAGGTTTTGTCGTTGAACTCCGGCAGTCCTACGCAGGTGTTGAGCAGCTCCCGGATGTCGGGATGCGCCGTGGGGGAGGTGTTGTGCCGCTCGATCTGGCCGCTGACGTCCGGGGTGGGAATTTCTGAGATCGCCTTGTCCGTATAGTTTTTGGCCTCGGTCAGTGTCTGCGCATCCCCGCCGGATATGTTGCTGTTGAGCTCCTCGGACGTGGCGTCAAACACATCGCTGACATTATTCCATAGTTCTGTTGTCTTGGTGTCCGTGTACGACTTTGCTTCAGCCAGTGCGCCCGCCGCAGCCTCCGTCAGCTCCTTTTTGGACACCTTGTCGGACAACTCCTTCCTTATCTCCGTGTCGTCGTAGTTGGAGAGCCCGGCCAGCTTCTCCTTCTCCTGGTCAGTGTAGTCGTTCGTAGAAAGCCCTTTCCCTTCTTCCTTGTCGACCTTTTGGGCAAGGAGTTTGTCAATATCCCCTACCTTATTTACAGCGTCATTTGCCGCTTTTGCCGCTTCGTTCGCGGCGTTTGCAGCGTTAATAGGGGCTTCGGCATATTCTTCCTCCGTAAGTTCGGAATTCGGGTTGTATTTCTTGAATGCCTCGTAAGCACTCTCGCCGGGCAATCCGATAACAAGGCTTGACGCCTCAAGGTTGACAGTTTCCGTTGTAAGGTTGCTTTCGTCTTCGCCACCTTCCAAAAGTGTCGTAGGAACCAATTCGAAGGCCTTGCAGTAGTCGACCGCCGTTTGCCCTCTCTTCTGCAAATTCTCCCACATGGTGAGACGGTACACCCCGATGGATTTTTGCATTGCTCCGCTGATGGTGAAAATCGCGGTGTTGCCTTCGGTGGTGAAATCGACGGGAATGTCCATATGCGAAGGCAAATGGACGAAGAGTCTCAGGTCGCGCCCTTCGAGTGCTACCTGCTGCCCATTGGTGAGTATCGGCCAATGTATCTCTATGTCCTTGCCTATCCGGATGCGTTTCATATTCCTTTCGAGCGTTTATTCTTTTTTGAGAGCGGACATGATACTGTCGTAGAAGACCGCCTTGCACATCTTTGCGGTATCAACGATAATCAATTCCTCCTCGTCGGAAACTTCGATGCCGCCTTCGCTGTGGAGGATGCGGAATGCCAGGTCATGCGCTACGATGCCGTTCATGCCCATGTATATGGCGTTGGCAAACTCTTTCCTTGCATCGACGACAATATGCCCGGCGCGGGAAATGTCGGTGAACAGTTTGAACTCTTTTAAATTCAATGTTTTCATATATCCTGTTTTTGTGTTAATATTGGCACCAGTTGGCCGTCCACATACTGTTCATATGATCCCACAATATGATCCACAGCTTACCCCAATCCAAGGTAATTTCAGTGTTGTTTTGAGAGTTGGAATTGGTGCATATCCTGTGCTGGGTATTCCCGCGCGTCAACTTGACATTGCCGCTGCCGACCTTTCGGATGAAATAAATCTGCCCTTGTTTTGGTGAAGACGGTAAAGTCAGCGTAATCTCTCTCGTAGCCGTACTGAACACCACGCTGTCCATGTTGGTCAGGGTTCTATTGGAAGAGGTTCGCACATTCCTCAGCCTGAAACCCGTTATGAACCCCTCTGGGATATATAAGGCATGGTTTCCGGACTGATGTGCAGCGGTAGTGGCTCCATCCGATAATGCTGCTCCGGTGACATTTATATACACTCCGACATTGCCTGCCGTGCCGCCGGCTGCGCTGCGGCTTACTTCTGCTCTTATAGGCCCATAGAGGGCACCACCCATTGATGCCGGCCAGGTGTCGACTCCAAGATAAAGATTAGTCTTACTGCCTGTAAACCTAATCAGATTGGAAGATAGAAGCATATCACCGAAGCTGTCTGTGGATTTTAATGCTCCTTCGTCAATTGTAAGGTTGCCTATCGTTCCGCTCGATGCGTTGATAGTCCCTGTAATATCGGCTTTGGTGGCCACGAATGACCCGTCCTTAGCAACCCTGAACGGCGCATTCGACGGTGTACTGTTCCCGACGAACAGTGGAATATCGCCACCCACGAGCCCTGCGATGATAGTATTCACGGAAATGTCTGTCTTGGAGTTGTGCACCACGAACTCCATACCTTGCAGGAAGTTGATGACGGCATTCTCTGCGAACAACAGGGGCGTATATATCGGCACCATGTCGTTGAGTTGTTGCCAATATGCCGACGCGGATCCCGCCGCCGGTTTGTTGGAAGCAGACGAAGTGTGCGTCTGGCTGCACTGGAATTTCAGCTGTTTGTTGTTCGCATAGATCGTAACTATGTCTATGTATCTGGGGCCATTGGAGACAAGGTCGAGGTCATTGCGGTATTCCACTCCCGATGCCCATTCCGTGAGGCGGATTATGCAACCCTGCAAGCCATCCTTGCCGGGAGCGCCGTCTTCGCCGGGGGCGCCGTCATCACCTTTAGGGCCCTGCTCTCCCGATATGCGTACCGGAGTTGCCCAGCCTACCGTCGGGTGCAACAGACTATTGTTGGCGTCTATTTCTGCCTGGGTCATCCACAGATATTCACCCGAAGAGAGCGACGGCGGGGTGTCGCTCCAACCTGCGGGGGTGCGATCCGTTTTGACCAGCGCCGGCGCCGTGGTGGTGCTGTTATTCTTGGCGTATTTGAAGTCAGTATGCGGCCCCGGCTCCCCATCCTCGCCCGTTACGCGGATAGGCGTCGACCACGCCCCGGCCTTTCCGGTCGATGCGTCTATCGTAGCCTTGGACATCCACCATATACCGACACCAGTGGGCGCGTCACTCCATCCGGACGGAATGGGGTCGGACGAAGTAGGCTTTGCGGGCTCCGTATCGCTATTTTTAAATACATAGGATGTCCAGTTTCCCGGTTGTCCGTCGTAAGAATACCGCGCCCAAATCGAGGGCGAGGAAAATGCGCCCCAAACACCTTCCACCTTGTTGCGTTTCGACACCCATTCGTAGCGATATGTGGCATCTACTCCCGTGGGGTCATCCGTCCATGGTGCCGGGGGATTATCGTATTCCGCAACATCGGGAACATCCGGAACGGTGCCCGGATCCTCGGTTTCCGTACGCGTGAATATGTATTCTACACCTTCACCATCCACACCATCCGCGCCGTCGAATGACCACTTCGCCCATAAGGACGCTGCTGAATATCCGCTCCAGTGTCCGCCTGTCTTATAGCGTACGCAAGTCCATTCGTAGGGGCGCTCGGAATTCGGGCCCGTGGGGTTGTTCGTCCAACCGCTCGGTACATATCCGTCTTCGTCGCTGCCAGACGGCGTATTCGGGGCCGTGTTGGAACTTGTGCGTTTGAATATCCATTCTACATCGGTTCCGTCGACACCCGGCGCTCCGTCGAACGAAAATTTTGCCCAAAGCGCAGGGTGTGTGAACTCGCCCCACGTGTCATTTACTTTCACACGCTTGCTTGCCCACTCATAAGGGTTGTCGTTATCGGGCCCGACGGCATCGTCCGTCCACACCTGCCCGTCCGAGGTTTCGGAGGACGAGGGAATGTAATCGTCCTGCTGCGCGGTGGGTGGCTGTGCAGGGGCTTTGTATTCCGATGTACGTGCGAAGATCCACTCGTAATCCTTGCCGTCCTTGCCATCCGTGCCGTGTTCGCCGGATATACGCTGAGGATCAGACCATGATTTGACCTCTCCGTCGACAACGGTGCCGGTACACATCCATGTAGGACGTTGATCCGACATCGGGAGCGTCTCCGTAGTCCAACCTTCGGGCGGTATTTTAAGCTCCGTAGGTTTCGCCGGTTCGCTCTCCGATTTTTTGAATATGCTGACCGTTTCGAGCATCCCGTATCCGCCTAAGTATACCCACTCCTCGGCATCCTTGCCGGGCTCGGTCTTGGTGCCGTCGACCAGACAGCGCCAGTGCCCGTTGTTCCAATATACGTCGTCGTTGCGGTTGTATGTTTCCGTGGCGCTCCACACTCCGCGGTCTATGATCGTGGGCACCTCTTCGCCGCCGGGCGTGAATTGCTGGATGACGCCCGACATATAGATGTTGTTCAGGTATGCCGAATACCCCCTCATCTCTATTCCGAATATGGACAGGTTTGACAGGTCGCCATATTGCGCGGCGATATTGGACGCAGTGAACTCCCAATCGGAAACTCCCGTTAAATAACGCTGGTATGTCCGAGTTTCGTAGCGGGAGGTCTGCCGATCCTCATTCGAGAAGGAGCCATAGCCCACGAAGGTCATCGACGCCGCCGGATGATATTGGGTGGGGTAAGCTCCCGATACCGGGCGTAGTTGATACTTGAATGTCTTGTAAGTTGCAGTGTCCAGCTCTTCGGTGATGCGGAAATAGCAGGTAGCGAACCCGGCAAAGCGCCTGTTGCCACGGCCGTCGTCATAATCCGCGGTTGCATTCTCCGAAGTGTTCAAATTGTGGAAGATGCCCATACATATATCCCCGACCCGAGGACTTCCGATCTCGCCTTCTTCGAGCTTGAGGGTGATGGTTTGGGCCGTGGTGTCGACGCTTTCGATGATCCCGGCACTTGGAGCATACCACGTATCGCCCATGGATATTTCGACACGGTTGTAGCGGAGTTCCGGCACCTCCAGGAATCCCCGAAGTTTCAGGCTCTGCATCTCTGCGTTCCCTTTCTTGTCGATTATGCCGCCAAAGCCAGTCATGCCGGATGCGAACCCCCCGAACTGGGCACCGTCGTCAAAGGTCATTTTACCTTTGAATGTGTCCGGGAACTGTTTGTTAGCGAATTCCCATAGTGCACGCTTGGCGGAATAGGCATTGTAGTCTGCGGCGGCAGTGGAATCGTAGCGGGTGATAAGGTAGATTGAGGCTCCCGATTCGGTAACGCCTATGCGCTGTGCGTACAGGTTTGCCTTCACCTCCGATTCTATGTTGCCGATACGAGAATATGCCGTATTGTCGCCTACCGTATATGTGGCGATATACTCATTATAGAGTTTCTTTTCGTATCCCTGGATGCGTGATAATCGGCCGCTTTCTCCGAAGCGTGGATCCACAAGGCGAACCGCTTGCCCGGCATCGTAATTCTTCTTGTTTTCTTGGCAGTATACGGGATTAGTTTCGCAGTCGTATACGTCCGTGTCGCTGCTGTGTTTCGCGGCATATGATTCCCCGGCCTTCAAGAGCTCCTTTTCAGCCTCCTCGATCCTTTCTTTAGGTAGTTTTACGCCTGTTATGACAAACGTATCTCCAGGCTCGGGATGCAGGCTTTCGTTGGGGATGATAAGTTGGCTTTCACCGGATGATTCTACTTGCGCGATGATCTCGAACTTCTTATCAAATCCATCCTCCGGTTTCCACGTCTCTGGTTTGTAGTTTATACTTAGCTCAAAATCCCGCCCCATAAGACTGCCGCTCGTGAAGGTAGCACCTAGGGTTTCGCCTTTAATCATGTCCGAAGGCAGGAACGGCGTGTCTTTGCAGTACATGACATACGCCTTATCCGTTTGCCCTTCGATGATCTCCCGGTCTACGGTCTCAATGCTGGTGACAGTCTCCGTATTCTTGGGGTATATGTCATCGAAGAACACGACCTGCTCCACAATGTCGCTTCCCGAAAGACCAGGTATTGCGTCGATATACCGCTGTCCGTCCGGCAGGCGAAGCCGAATTTCAGATACATGATTCGTTTCGCCTCCTTGCGGAGCTTGGCCATAGTCGCTTGTGAGATTGCGAGTAGAGCCAAAGACGTAGAACCGGGTGCCGTAGCTCGAATCATCCCCTTTCTTTGCGGGAATGTTTTTCACTACATTCCCCTGTCTGAACTCTTCGGGGGATCCGAAGTCCAGTTTGCCAAAGCATAACGATACGAGGTCGCCGTTTTCCTCTGTCCACCATTCCGTCTCAAAGGTCTCGGCAATCGTATTGAGGATGTCCCAGCACTTATCGCCATTGAACGATACGAGCTTCGTAGCTTTAGGATTGTCAACGGTGATCGTGCCTACCTGCCAGTTTTCGCCTCCGAGCTGCTTGTTCATGTTGGCGACGATCAACGCCGCGAAAGATTCGAGGTCTGTGGTGTTGTGAAATACGGCTTCGGGATTGTCCCCACCCAGCCAGAAGCACACGAAACGCTTCATGTGGTTTTGCTGAGCCTCGAATTTGAGCGTATATTTATAGCCGCCGGTCTTATTGTCGAACTCCGGGCGCACCGTGGACATAATCTCGAACTTGCGGCCTTTATATGTGATGTAGGAACCACGAGCAAATGTCGTTGGTTCAAGGAGATTAAAGGGCAGCTCGATATAGTAGTCTCCCATGAGGACATATTTGATGATAGCCTCTTTGGTGACTGGCGCGTCCAATATTTCTGTTCCTGTCGGAGAGTAAATAATCATTTGCATCAAGGGCTCGGCGATTCCTCAAGCCTCTGTGCAAATGTGTGACTGTGCATTTTAATAACAATGGGGAGCTGTAAAAATATCAATAAAAAAGCAGGGATTTCTCCCTGCCCGAACATATATTCTGGGACTTAAAATTAATCGTAAAATAAAATTGAGCCCTAAAATAACTATTTAGGGCTCTATACAGATGTTTCAATTTACACATTATACGGATAGACCCGTACGTCTATAACAAAATGATCCATTATTTTAGGCGTCTACACCCATGTCCATCACAATTTATTTAAAGAATGTATCTTTCTCGTAGTCAGAATACAAATCAGACCGTCGAACCGCTTCGAGCGCCATATTAATATCATCTTCTACTAAATCACCGATATATTGCGCTCTGCCGTCCGAAAATTGATTTATAAGTTCAGATTTCGAAATATGGAGTAGGGATTGGCAGCCGCGAAACGAATCGTATTTGAGTATATCAGGATAGTTGCTCTTCTTGAGTTGCATTTGCATACTCAATGCTTTCTCGTCTTTCCAAATTTTAGGATTTATGTCGGAATTTATAAAAAAGAAGCCGTATAATTGCGTGTCATCCTCTCCCATTACAACAAACATCTTTCCATGATCAACGTAGTCGAATTCATCAGAATGGAGTATAGTACCTCTTTTTATAACAGCACGGGCCAATGGGGAAATATCCATATTACAAACAAGCCTTTTGGAAGTCCATTAATGAAGTAACATGGTTGATAAATTCTTCATCAGCCCCATCTTCTCGCATAATATCAGCAACGGCAATCGGACGATCTTTTGCAGTGGCATGCCATGCGTAATCATGCGATTTTTCACGCAATTCTTCCCATGCCATTGAGCCATATTTGGCTATTGAATCATCAAGTTCGGCAATGTCTGTCTTTGAAAGATAATATAAATTAGCTTCTTTTTTTGGTAAAATAAAATACCAATCGTGGACACTGAATAATTCAGAAAACTTCGCTATATCTGCATACTTGGCAAAATAGCTATCTCCGCGTACAGCTTTGAATATATCATCAATCTTTGACGGAACCGGCCCGTCTTTCATCGCAATATAGGTGTCACCAGTAATCGGACGGCCATACTTTATCAAGTGCTCCCGATCTGCAAAGTAGAGCACTTTAAAAATTTTATGGAAATCTTTACGCTCCACCCTGTTCGCAATATACAGGACAGCCTGTAAAGATTTTTCAGAATTAAAAACCGGTGTCGCCATAGCCGAACCTCCTTATATTATACAAATATATAAAAATATGTGCCACATTGCAAAATTACGCAATATTTTTTACAATAGCCCAATTTATATACGAAAACGCACTTCGTGCTGTTTATATTGCATGTGGCACCACATAAAAACGCCCCGCATTTCTGCGAGGCGCCCCCAACGTGGTGTGGAAATAGTGGTATACGGGGGTTACTTTCACGCTTTTATTTGTGGGTCTAAATTTTTGGACTTATATTTGCAGTAGATAAAAACGAATAACGATGCCTACAATTTTAAACCTTTTTGGATTGCGATTTTATTTCTACTCTGACGAACATTTGCCAATACATGTTCATATCGAGTACGGCGACAACGACGCAAAGGTAGAAATCGCTACACGAGAAATAAAGTACAACCGGGGGATAAAAGCGAACGATATGCGCCGCGCGCTCGAAGTGATCGAGTTGTACGAGGCGGAGATCATCGCCAAGTGGCACGAGTATTTCGGAGAAGAGGAATAAACTGCAAAGTACAAAACATTATGATTATGGCGAAGATTACAAAAGTTTGGTTCGAGGGTGGCCGAATATACATAGCCACTAATGACGGCAAAACATACAGCCGCCCGCTGGAGTATTTCCCCATACTCAAAGAAGCTACCGACGACCAGCGCGAGGCGTGGAAAATAAACAAGTTTGGGGATGCTATCCGCTGGGAGGAGATCGACGAAGATATACACCTGTCGAGTTTCTACGCCACGGATGAACCGGACACAAATAATGTGATAGGGGATGTATTCCGTCGATTCCCGCAGTTGAATGTGTCGGAGATTGCCCGCACGATAGGTATTCACAAAAGTTTGTTGTCGAAATATATTTACGGCACCAAAAAACCATCTGAGAAACGCACGGAGGAAATATTAGATGCCTTGCGGCAGATAGGCCGTGATTTGGCACAAATACGCGCATAACGTGCGACAAAGGAGAGGCAACATTAAAACATGAGGCAAGAGATGGCTAAAATCACTCCTCGCTTTTTTTGGATATTCCAATGTGAAATTGTAAATTTGGGTTACTAACCCAATAATATTTTTATTGATATGAAAAGAATACCTATTCTATTTGTATTTGTTGCTGCAATGTCGCTTTTTAGTTGCAGCAAAGGCGACGATTCTACCCCTAAATTAGAACTAAAAGAAACAAATTATAATCTAATTGTTAATGAAGAGGTGCAATTAGAATTGGTGAATACTGATATTGATATTTCGGATTGCGATATTAAATCCGAAGACGACTTCGTAGTACAAAGCTATGGACGCAGGGTATCTGCGCTTCATGTTGGAACGACTCAATTAACAATTAATTATAAGGGAGCATCCACATCTTGTACTGTAAATGTTGAGTCTGTAAATAATTATGTAATAGATCCGTATCTGAATTTTGAACAAGCTACAAATATAAATGATATTTCCAGCTATCACAAAGAAGAGCCAATTAGTATGGATACATCTAATATAGATAGCGATGTTTCATTAATTAAGTATCAACCAGGGAATGGGATTTATTATATTACCTACGCATACTCACGTACTCTAAAACGCATATTGGCGGTAACAGAAGAGATTGGTACTTATACGAATAAAATGATAGAAATAAACAGTTCATTAATGGACCGATGCAAACTTTTAAGTACGGGTGGGGATATCTGGTATGTTCGACCAAACAAATATTATGTCCGAGTTACTCAAGGAAGAACTTCGTATTTAATTAAGTATGCAGCCAGTCAAAGTGATGTAGAAAAGAGTTGGTAAAATATTTAAGGGGATGCTTGCAATATTGTTAGCAACCCCTTAAATTTTACAATACAACGACAGTTCCATCCTTATTTACCGAATACTCCCCGCTGATATTTACGATATTCAGCACGGCGTAGTCTTTTGCATTGATCTTGGCTCGTGCGCCGTGCATTAATATGATTGTATGCGTGAATTGAGGCCGTGAAGCCTCGATAGTGGCCTTCGTATCACCGACCAGGCATACATATTCCTTGCCCTTTAGCGTGATGTCGCCGGCGTCGACATATACTTCCAATCCTTGAAGATTGCTTCGGTTTTCCCTGAACACTTCGACCGAGGGGAAGTTGTGGTCTTGGCAGAACTCGATCCCTTGTGGGGTAAACATCAGTTTGATTAGCTCGGGGAAGTCTTGGACGCGGTTTATCTTTTTACAAGCGCCCGTTTGTAGTGCCATCGCCCGTATGGCATCTACACTCTTATTGTGTTGGGTTGTCATATATTTTCTGTTTTTGCGACCCTGTTTGCTGGGTTGGGTTCATTGAATTTTACTGTCAGTTGTGAGGTGGTAAGGTCTGCGGACATCATGTAGCTGCCGGAATTACCTATGTAAGTCAAGTGGTAAATATCCGCAGATATTAAAGGTACGCTGATGTCCATTTTGCCTCTTTTTAGTAGTTCTATAAAACTGTTGTAGTTCAACGTGTGCTCTGTGAGCGTATCGCCGAAGATCACGAATGTCAGCGTCAGATCGCGGGCGGCAACTTTCGGTTCTTCGGGGTAAATTACCTGCTTGCCGTCCTTTTTTGGGTCGTCATTCTCTACAAAATCTTTGAGGCTTGCCGGTGCTCTTAGACTTGCAATGAAACCCGATCCCATTGCGATACCCATTGCATAGGCATCGTAGCCGTTTATGAGTAAATCCCTTTTCATTCTCTTCCGTTTAATGCTTTGACTAAATAAGATTGTGCGGTGTCCAGGACATCGTAGCCTTTTGAGCTGACGAAAGAAGCGTAAAACATGCCATCGGCAAATACAATGCTGGTTCCCGACTTGTTGACTTCATCGAGCCACTTTTTGATCGCCTCAGCAGCTTCATCACCGTAATTCATTCCGCTTATGTACCGCCGCTTCTCCTTGCCGTCGTAGGTTACAACATATCCGAGGGAACTGCGAAGATTCCATGTATGGTTCCGATAATTGGCTTCGACCTGTTGGAGTTTTACGGCCTCTCGCGCCTTCTCATCCATGAAATCCACGACCTCACCTTGAATGCCGTCGATGAACTTGCTTAGGTCTGATATGTCTTTTTCAATCTTCATGGTTACAATTCACTCGTGTTACGTTTAATCGCCGCAATATCTTCTTGGATGCCTTGTAATGCAACTCTCATGGCTGCTGTATTGCCGTTTATTTCCACAATTTCCATGTAGGTCATAACAGCGTACCGGAGCAGCTCATTATCCACTTGCACGCTTGTGTATATGGCCGTTTCGATATTTCCGATGGAGTTCAGCAGCCCGATAATAGATTGAGTTTGCATCATCACATATCCTCGGATGTCGGTAACCTTGCCTTGAATGTCCGTGAATCGGCCGTTTAACTCGTCGCCGGTATCTTGAGACATGGCTTTAAAGCCTCTCTCCGTGGCTTCCTGCTGAGCAGCTCCGGCATTTCCAAGCAACTCTTTTGTTTCGGCAGGAAGACTGTCCCAGACAGCTTGGAATGTCTCTCCAACCTTGTTAAGATCATCCGCAAAGCCGCTCATGGAGTCGGTAACATTTTCCATCCCCAGAAAAACGCCATCCTTAAACCATTTAGCCTTATATTTATCGAATACTTTACCGATTTCTTCCTCAAGAAACCTGCTTATAAGCATTTGTCTAACGATGTTTGCGACAATCTCGTCCACCTTTTCGCCCCACGCTTCGGCCGCATTCTCGCCTTCCATAAATGCGTCTATAAACGCATCTCCAAGTTCCTTTGCGATTTCTTCCGCCGTGCCCCCAATAATGGTTTCGACGACCTCGTTAATCACTTCAGCGGCTTCGGCTCCAAGCTCTTGAATCTGGCGCTCCCATTCTCTAATTTTTGATTTGTCCGTTTTCTTCTTGTCGTTCTCCGCATTAATCTGCTTTTGGAGCAACAACTGCTGTTCTGCAAGATTGTTAAGTTTATCTCGGGTATCACTAAACTTATTTCCCCCCAGAAGATTGCTGTCTGTATATTTAAGGTTTGAATAGGCATCTGCTATACTTTTGATTGCCTTTTCTTCTATTTTAGCCGCATTGATTCGCTTAACGATGGCTTCCCCGAAGGGGCTTAGTTTTCCGTATGCGCTCAATATCGCTTTCGTCGCATCATTATAAGCGTCCTTTACATTTTTAACTGCATCGAAAGAATTTCGTTGCAATCGAATGGCGTTGGCATTATCCAATTCCCATTGCAACTGCTCAATACGCCCTTGTAGCCTGTCTATTTCAGCCTGCTTCTCTTCGTCATTGTTGAATAGACTTGCAATTTTAGTAGCGACACTCAGTACAGCCTGAATGATGGCGAGAATAACGGAAGCTCGCTCAACAGCTTTGATCGCACTGGCGGCGGTTGTTGATGTCGTTGTAATAGCTGCCGCCGACGATTCAGTAAGAGTGACAATGCTGCTAATCATACTGGCTGCATTAGTTGCAATTTCGCCCGCCGCACTAATGACTTCGCCAGTAGTGCCCCCAACGGCATCACCAATACCCTCGAATCCATCTGCAATATCACCGAGTGTCCTCTCTAATCGCTGCCATTTCTTGATCGCATTATCTTTGGGGGCTAATTTTGTACTCGAAGCAGCTTTATCTACTGCATTAATTTTTGCTTGCGTCTGATTGATCGCACCGCGCAATTTCTGTCCTTGGGCACTATCTGATGAATCGAGGGCATTATATTCGGATTCCAGTGCTTGTAGCGATGCCTCCAGCTCTGCTTTCAGGGCGGATAATTCATCCATGGTCTTGCCTGTCAATTCTCGCACCCATTGCCCGGCTTGTACTTCAATTTCTGCTACTGCTGCATCTCGCTCGGCTTCAAGTGCCTTCCGCTCTCCAATGCTGCCAGCATTTTCGATCTTACGGTCGTAAATGTCTTTTGTAGCTTGTAGTTTTTCCCGGAAGGTTCCATACGCTTTCAAATACTCGTCCCAAGATTGTATATTCTTATTGATTGTAGATGCCAACCCTTCGGGGCTTATCGAAATAGAAGAAACGCTTGCCCGTTCTTCAGTACGCTGGGCATTATTGGCATCGTTCAAGGCTTTTATTTGGGCTTGCTGCCCCTTGGTCAATTCCCCACCTTGCAACTCCCTGATGCGCTCCTCTGCCTCCTGTATGGCACGGGCGCGTTTCTGGTAGTCAAGGTCTATTTGCGCGAGTTTCTTGGCCGTGCCCTCCTTCATAGAATCTACTTCGGCCTGCAATGCATCATCCCGGAGCTTTTGCAATTGCTTGGTGAGCTCCTTTAGATTGCGCTCTTGATCGG